CCTTTCAGGTGCCCAGTCTCGTCTTGGAGGCGTGAATGGATGTATCTCTCGGCGCGCTAAGAGACCGCCTCTTCAGTTTTCGTTCCTGGGACAGCTCTGGTTCGACGCTGAACAAGCGAGTTCGTGATGCGTTGAACACTGCCCTGGACCGGCTGGCTGGTGATGTGCCAGAGGCCCTGGTCCCTGACGAGGAACACGTTGTTCTCTACGCGGATGCGCTGGGCACGGACGCGGACATCGATGCGCGGCTGAACTCTACAGCTGACCCTCGCGTGCTCAAGTTCTCTGACTCGTCGTCTGCGGCTACCGCGATCTCGTCTTCATGGACACCCTCGGTCGATGGGACCTGGGATGGTGTCATGCACCTCGAGGTCAAGGACCCATCGGATGTCTGGCACCGTCGCCAGTCTCGTGAGTGGTGGCTCGACAGTGGCTTCTACTACGTCACCATCGACCGTCCGTGGAGGAACGCAACCGACACGTTGATGGAGTTTCGCGCCCACCAGCCCGAGTTCTTCGTGACCGATGATGTCATGGAGGTGCTCGAGCCTGCTCGAATCTGGGATTCGACTCGGCAGCAAGTATGGTCTATCGACACGGCAGGTGCGTATCGCCAGGACATGCTCGACTTCCAGGGCAACAGCAAGGCGCGCCCTTACCGCATGTGGCGAGGCCGGCACTTCCAGATGCCTACGCCGAGAGCCGCCCCGACAGCTATCCTCCCAGAGATAAATCAAGATGCCAAGGATCCTACGCTCGTGTGGGTGGGCCCCGAACAGAAGGGCACGTTCAAGTTCTGCTACACCATCGTGTGGGGTCGACGAGACACCGAATGGCAGGTAGCCCCCGGGGGCATTCAGGACCCTGTCTGGGAGAGTGCCCCCTCTCCTGCGAGCGCTGAAGTTGATAACTCGAATATGAAGACGAGTGGTACGTATGACGGCATTGTTCTCCGCGCCGAGAACATCGACTACATGACGGACTTCGACCGCATTGTGCCTTCCGACGCCCCGGGGACGATGCTCAGAGACCAACGCTCTGGGTTCCGCATCCGGTTCTACGCGGCTCGAGAGAGCTTCGAGCTTGGTGCGTCATCGGGGGCCAGTGGTAGCGGTGACAACAATATCGTCGAGTCGGCGGGGATCTATTACCTGTTGGCTGAGATCGAGCCGGGTAATGCTGCAGGTGTTGTTACGCCGACGACCACGTATGTCTGGACAGGTGCAGCCATTCCAGACTTCTATCGGCCCCTCAAGCACAGCACTGGCTACTACGCATGGAAGGTCTTTCCGCATCAAGATCAGCGGTACGAGCTCGACTTCCGAGTTCTTAGGCTACCTCGCGCGTTCGTCGATGACAGGGACACCGCTCCGATTCAACGTGATGCCGTGCCCGCGTTGCTCGAGCTTGCGCTCCACTACATGTGTCTGCTCGACGGTGTCGATCAGCAAGGTGCACAGATTCACCTTGATCGATTCCAGACTCTCGCGCGTCGATACAGGGCGCGCTATGCCACACCCGGCGGCATTGTCGAACCGGTACCTTTCGGCGGTCGATACTCTCGACTGCAGTACGGGACGTTCAGATCCACGACATAAGCATTCCGCCTTGTTAAGATACTTCCAGAGGTGAACATGACGCGCATCGACTACATCAGCTTCGACCGCCCGCAGGTCGGAGATATCTACCACCGCTACAGTCTCAACAGTCTCTTCGAGGAAGCGATGATCATCAGTGTCATCGGCCCCGCTGATGACCAGGACCAGTGGACGGCAGTTCTCATGACTCGCAACGGAGCTGAGTTCTCGTCTTCGGGCGCGGACTACCGCAACAAGTTCGACTGGGTGCCGCATACGTGGATTTACGATGAGTTTCAGCGCGCATGGATCGACCCGAAGTCCGAGTCTACCGAAGAAGGTGCGCAGGCACAGACGCCCGAGGCGTTCAACCCAGCGAAGATTCCCGGCCCTGTCGAGGGTGAGCGGTTCATGACCTGGCGTGCTCGTGTGCTCAAGGAGATTCCGCTGCTCAAGAACAACAGTGAAGCGAAGGCGATGCTGTCTGCTGTCTGGAGGACTCGGGAACCAGGCGTGTCCGCGAAGTAGCGTACGGGAGTCGTAGATGGCGGGCCCAGCCCAGCAGCAGACTCGTAGACTGGTTGTGCCTCCTGGCGAGGCGCAGCGCTATTACTCGGCTGCGTCTTTGGCGTTCAAGGTACAGAACTTCACGGCAACCCCGGAAGGGACGATCACTTCGGTGCTCGGACCTACGGCATATGAGCCGCTCCGGGACTACTCGGCCCATATCGGGTCGGACTATGTGACGGCCATCTACGCCAGCGATACGCCGCATGGCATCTTCCAGACGAACCTGCAGGGTGGTCTGGTGGACATGTTGGTCATCCGCGCAGGCTCGAAGATTTATCGTCATGCCGGCTGGTACCGGGGCTGGGAGATCCTGCTCACAGGTCTCTCGAGCGAGAATCGTCCAAGATTCCCCGACCAGTTCACGGTTCTCAACGACCTGGTCATCTGGACCAATGGCATCGACCGTCCCCAGGCGATTGCTTCGGACGGCTCTATCGCGAACCTGGGCTTTGCCGAGATCCCTGCGCCTCCTGACACCGCAGGCCCGATGAGTCATCTCCACGACACTGCCAACTTCCCGAACTACTACGGGTACAGCTGGCCCGGTCGCATCGGGACTGTGGGTGATGTGCTCAATGGTCAGAGTGGTTCGCTGTTGTCGGGTGCCTGGTACTACTACCTTCGCTACGAAGACAGCTACGGCAACCTGTCTGCCCCTTCTCCGGCAAGTCGGCCTACGATTGTAGACACGCTGAGTGCGAGCCCCAACACCGGAATCACTGACGCTGAGTTCTACGACGCAGAGCTGGCGGACCTGACTCGGCAGTTTGCGGTGATGCTGCCCGAGGGACCGGACGAGTGTGTGGCGATGCACGTCTATCGGACGCCAGACACCAAGCACGTCAGCACGATTCCCCGGTTCCTCACACGGGTTCCGAACAAGCGGGCGATGACCTACCCCGACAACATGGCGGACTCAGACCTGGGTTCCGAGATGGATTCTGGTGTCGTGGTTCCGGTTTTCCGGGTCATGTGTACGCACCAGGGACGACTCGTCATCGCGAACACCCTGGAAGACCCGGGCATCGTCAGGCGCAGTGACCCGGGGTTTCCGGGCACATTCTCTTCGACGGAGTTCGTCTACCCCGACAGTGGCGGTGCCGAGGTTACAGGGGTCGCTTCGCATGATGGGGCACTCCTCGCGTTTACCGAGAACAGCGTCTACTCTCTGCAGGACTTCTCGGTACCCGTTCCTCTGGCGCAGGGGGTGGGGTGTGTCGCTCCGAGCTCTATCAGGGCGATGGCGAACGGGGCGCTCATCTGGTTGGCTCGAGATGGCTTCTACGCGATGACGGGGGGAGCCATCAGCAAAGTCAGCACCCCTATCGACCGCACGGTACGCAACTACCTCAACCGTGGCCGTCTCGGCATGTCTGCTGCCGCCTATGATTCGGCCAGTGGAGAGTATCGGTGCGCGGTTCCTCCTGCAGGTGAGCAGCACAACACGCTCATTCTCTGCTTCGATGGCGCGCACTGGCGTAGACAGAGGCTGGATCTGCACATTGCAGACTTCACTGCGACGAATGACTGGAGACAGTACTTGTTGGGGCTGGGTCACAAGAAGATTACCAGCAGTGCAAGTAAGCTATGGGACTCTACTCGAGTCGAGACCTATGTGATGGATCGCTCTACGAAGCACGGAGTCACCACGGCGGAGGACATTATCTATCGCTCTGCGTGGTTGCGGGGCGACGAACTCGGTTTACTGCCCATCAACGTACGCTCTATGTTCGTAGGCATGATCGATGCCTGGAACGACGATGTGACTATCAAGTTCTACCGCAACGGCTCCTGGGCTGAGCATGTCTCGATGACGGACCTCAAGTCGATTGGGGTCAACGATGACTCGGGTGTGGTGACTGATGTTGCCGGGGCCGCAGTGCTTGGGACGTCCAAGGTGCATGATCCCAGGCTGTTCTGGCGTCAGATCCCGGCAGGGCTCGAGAACGTCAACTCGTGGGCATTCGAGATCTCGGCGACTCGCCCGACTCGCCTGCACCTGGCGTCGTTCGCATTCGACATCAGTGCCGCCACCAGTGGAAGTGTGAAGGGCCGCATCCCGCTTCGCAGTGATACGTAGGTGACAGCATGAGTTACATCTTCCCCAAGCGCAGACTCCGCGACAAGGACGTGCTGGATCCGACCGAGCTGAATGAGGACGTTGCGCCTGCGGCAGAGCTCTACTCGGGAAAGCTGAACCAGCACAACTTCGAGACCGGTATCGAGCCGACTATCGCCAGTGAAGCCTACTGGAAGGTCTACCATCAGCAGCAGCACCAAGCTCCTGGGTGGAACACTTACAACAGTGGTACTAGGATGGACGAAGATCGAACCAACGGGATGCAGATCCCGAATGACGGCAGCTGGGCTCCAGTCGACGACATCACTCAGACGCTGACAACAACAAGCTCCAACCTGTGGATTCTCTCACAGGCACAGTATTTCTGGGTGGGTTTTCAGCTAAACAGTGGTGTCGCCATCCCTGGGTCCGCCGTAAGGCATGCGCACAGTCTTGGAACAAGACCCGCTCGAGTGCAGTTCGCGATTCGGGTCAACGGGAGCATTGTCGAGGGGACCACGACAGGTAAGTCCGATGTCTATGAGACGGTGCCTCAACCTTGGAGACCCACAGACAATAGCCGTACTTTGTCTGATGACAAGGCAGGACCGGGCTCAGACTACACAGAGGATACAACGGCTCTCGGCCCTGAAGTTTTTCCTGTCCGTGTGATGGCGGTTTATCCGGTGCCCCCAGGAACGCACACGGTTGAGATGGTCTGTCGAAGACTCGCAAGAACTTCAGACGTAAGCCCTTATGCGATGAAAGATCGAGTTTACATTTATAACCGTCAGCTTGCTGTGGTCGATCTTCCGACATACGCAGCTGCGGCGACGACATTCTCTTTCGTAGACGCCCCCGCGTTTGAGGCGGAAGATGTAGTCTCTGCCGAGTCTCTGGGGACTGACCGCATCGACGCGGTAAGAGAGAAGCTCAATAGTGTCGAAGCAGGAGCGGCTGCTCGAGGTGCTTTCAACCACTATCACTTGCCGTCGATGATGGGCTCTGCGACTCAGCAGAAGACGCAGCCGACATCGGGATCACTCAGTGTAGGCATGAAAGCTGGGTACCCGGGATTTGGTCAGAGTGTGTTCTACCCGGACAGTTCCGACCCAAACATGGGCTGGATGCAAGTCAGTGATGGTGCAGGTACGTATCTCCAGAGCGATGCCATCACGATTACCGAGGACTCCACACTTATTGTTCTTGGAAATGTGCAACTGTTTGATGTCGGGGGCACTAAGCAAGCAGTGGATTCGCTCGCTTTTAAAAAAGCGTATGGGGCATACGCCTGTTTTTGCCTTGGCTATAAGAAAAGTGGTGACGCGGCACCAACGATTGCACGTGCCACGGAGTCTTATATCAATTCGTTCAACACTAGCTGGGGAGACTTGGCGATCAACCCTGGATCTTACGATATTTCTGGGAGTGACGAGTACACTGGCCCTGCTTTGAGCAACGGCGCAGAGTGTGTCAACGTACCGTTGATGTGGGTCATGAAGTTCGGCCAAGGTGAGACGTTCAGTTTCAGCGATGCTCTGGACTACATCACGATTTTCGGATCGAGTCGGATAGACGGGTTTCACTCTGCAGCGAATCTACCCGATGTTGAAATAGGTCGAGCGAACTTGATTGTCCTTCACTTGAAGAAGGGGAGTTGACGTGGCTGGAATTCCTACCTCGTACACGTACACGGATGGCAGTGAACTCGACACAGACGGCCACAACACGAATGTGTACAGCACGGATTCCAGTGGTGAAGGTATCATGTCAGAGGCGAATGGCGGCCTCGACGGAGCAAATCTCGACGCTGGATTCAAGGTCTACGCCGAGCACATCCAACCAGGTGAGGTCACGCAGGCTGCGCAGGAAGCGCATGTTGAAACCGTCGACTGCTGGCAAGATGTTTTTGCCCGCGCACCAGCGCAGTCCAACGATGTAGTCACAGTCACCGTAGACAACTGCGTACCTGTGCCGGGTTGCGGCATCAGGTTCTATCAACCGTACGCAGCCTCATACGCCCTGCTTTCGTTTTCGTTCTTTGTCTCGAATCACCGAGCCATCACAGGGACGAATGCGGGCTCTCCGTCTGAGCCTGTGTTCAGTCTGGATTCAAGCGACGGACTTCTCCGCATGGGCGTTTTCGCTTGTCTCGATGGTACCATAATCGACCACACACGTCGACGTCTTCCCAAGACGAATGCGATTTATGGTTACTCTGGTCCTGCACTCTTGCTTCCGGGTACGACAGGGGAAAAACGAGCGTCTGTCTGGTATGATATGTGTCACCTCGAGAGCAGTTTGAGCAAGGGCTACCATGACCTTCAACTGTATCTTTATATGGAAGAACTCGACGCTTCTCAGAATCTTACGGTGTCTCGCGGAAAGAGTGTTGAGATCGTTGCTCGATTCTATCAGCGATGTTCCTTCGGAGTTCGTAGTGCTCGGGTCTTATCCTTCCTGTAGAGTTATACTGATCTACGAGGTGTGAGATGGCCGATAATCCTTTAACCGGTGCCACGATACAGGAACCAGAAAAAGACGCTGCGACGGGCGGAACCGCCGCGTTGACAGGTGCCGCTCCTGCACTCACTGCATTGGGCAAGAGTGCCTTAGATATTGGCAAGGTAGGAGCCGCACAGGCACTGGCTGCTGCCCCCGCGTACTTCTCCAAGCCTGCTCGTGAGTCTCGTGCAGAGTATCGGGACCTTCTCGACGCACAGAAGGCGGGCAAGCTCGGCTGGACGCCCCAGCAGAAGCGCCAGATGATGGGAGAAGCTCTTCGGGCGAGTCAGGCTTCGACCAAGGACATCGAGGCGAAGCTTCGACGCGAAGCGGCTGCGCTGGGTGGTACGGGTCGGTCTGGTCGTCCGCAAGAGGTTATCGCGAAGATTGCCAAGCAGGCGCTGGAGGTCATCCCCCAGGTCGCTGCCAAGGCTGAACTTCTCTCGCAGCAGCAGACCAAGGACCTCACAGGCAAGATCAGTCAAATGACGGAGTCGAGGCGCAGAGAGCTCAAGGAAGACTTGACTCAGGGAATGGCGCTGGCGCTGAAGGAAGGGGCGCCTACGACCAAGGAAAAGGCGGAGGAATACGCCAAGTTCAAGGCTGTACTTGATGCGTTAGAGGCCCAAGAGGCAGAGACTGCATAGGGAGTAGCGACGATGAGCTTCTGGGACGACTACATGTTGATACACGGATGGTCGGCCCGGAGTGCGTCCACGCCCACGAGTGAAGCCGAGCACCTGAAGTTCGAGGGTGTTCTTGTCACTCAGCTTGCTAACTTGGAGAAGGGCATCAACACAGCCTTCTCACATGAGCGCATCGCGCAGTTGAAGGCTGGGGCGAAGATTCGCGCCGAACGTATCCGGGCCGAGACCAATCTCGCGAAGGTCGATGTCACTGACCGCAACGGTGTTCGCAGTGCCATGGCTCGGATGCACTCGGCTTTGGTCAGGACACAAGATGACCTCCAGAAGTCGGCGACACATAGGAATGAAGTGCTTATCAGCGCGTCTGTCAATGCGGGTCGACGGGGCATCGGTCCCGGCTTTGACGCATTTTTCAACGACAAGTCTGGAACAGCCGCGTCTCCGGGCAGTCGATTGCGTACGAATGAGACGACGGCGACGTGGGAGACCCTCATCGACCGAATCGGTGACGACAAAGTCAGAATCACCGAAGACGGAGGCATCGAGATCGCTGAAGGCACCGGGATGGGCCCCGGCTTGATCGCGAGGATTCAGGATTTCCACAATCATTATCAACGGCTCAAGCAGAATCAGACCACGTTGCTCAGTGACGTTAGGTCAGACATCGCTGAAGTCGACGCTGAGATGGAGACTGTGAGCCGCGACGTGGGAGATGCGGAAGTCGCGGCTGCCCTGGGTAGAGTTCGGTCGATTGCGACAAGAGCGAACAACGCCATTGACGAGTCTCCTGTAGCAAGTGGTGAGATGGCTGCGGAAGAGCTCAACGAGTTCTACGAGAAGACCAAGCTTCAACAGACGCTGATGGCGCGCCTGGAGGATATACAGTCGACGGCTGGGGGAGACCCGAAGCGCGCACTGCTCAAGCAGTTCGTCGGTCGGGACGCAGCACAGCAGTGGGCCAAGGATCGGGGACTGTCCATCGGATACGTCGATGATGCCGGTAACTACGTCGCGGGTCGACACGACATGCGGGCTGCCATGCAGTTTGGGTGGGAAGCCACTCGAGGTGTGGCTGAGGGAGGCAAGCAGGCTCGGTACGGTGTCGGCATGCGCCGTCCCACCGACGAGTGGGTCAGAGTGACAATGGGCTACAGCCCAGAAGACCAGGAGACGTTCCGCCATAGCGATGGCGGCTATGTCATGCGAGACGGTCAACCTGCTACCGAGGCTGAGCTCGCAGAGCGGGGTCTGGTCCCTACGTTTTATCGGCTCGGAAATTCATTCACACAACCACTCGGGATTGTTGATCCGCTTTTTGTCGACAATGAGGGTCGGTGGTATGGGGTTGATGACGAAAGCGGCAACTACGTTCAGATAACGGATCGACGCACTGCAGCCTTCTTCGACACTGAGTACTACGGTACGGATGACGCTGGAAATCCTTTGTACGACAATGAGCCGTTGGCGGCTAAGGAGCCAGTGGTAATTCGCGACAGCGTCACGGAAAAGCTGCGCTATATGCGGCCTGAAGAAGGCGCGAACATTGCAGTTGTAGATGAGAGCGGTCGACCTCTTTTTGTGCATGAAGACATACAGGCTGACGAAGCTGCTCAGCTCGTGCACAGGGACAACAATCTGGAGCGTTTAGACACTCTTCCTGCTACTCGTGAGGTGAGGGGTCGCAGGATGAAGATGCATGGCGCGGACCTGACGAAGTACGGTGCAGGTGCCCGGCGTATTCGTGATGAGCTCACTGGGCGGGAAGAGATCGTCGACATCAACGACCCCACGGTCACGTACCAGGTCACTGCCGAAGAGCCCCTCGGTGTGACGGGCTTTCCCAGTAGCGTCAAGACTGAGCGCGACGTCAGGGTGCGTACCCGTCGAGACGAAGTACGCAAGCGCCAAGAAGAAGCCGAAGCCGAAGTCGATGTCGGTGTCGATGTCGAAGACGGCGGCTATGTGGATGTTGTGGATGGTGTGCCTCAAGAGGATCCTCTTGATGAAGACGCTCCCGCAGAGCGACCAGAGACCTGGCAGAGACGCGCCCTGGAGAAGCTGTTTGGCGTGGTCAGACCCGAGTCTCGCTTCAAGGGTGCTCGCACGGAGCTTGAAGAGGATTGGGAGCCTCCGGCAGAGGATTTTGAGAATCTTCCACTTCTTCCGCCTCCAGGCACAGATATTGATATTGAAGATGAGGCGCCGCCTTTCGGGGATGAACTCGAGGCGTCGAGAGAAGACACGCTTGAGGATCTTCAGAAGCTCATTAATGCGTACAATTACTCAGAAGCCACGCCCATCATCAAGGGCGCGATCAAGAAAGCGCTCGAGGATAAGGTATGGCCCCTTGATCCCGGAAGCGACTTGGCGGTCGCTTTTGCTGAGATTGTCCGCCCCGTCGAAGAACCTGAAGTTGCCGAGCCGTCTGCCGAGACTGAGGTAGCTGCCGTCGAGGAGCCTGCAGAGGAAGCCCTGCCTGACCTCGAGCCCCTCTCGAAGACTGAAAAAGCCGAGCTGTATGGTAAACCAGAAGCGCCTCCGCGAGCGCGGGGGTGGTTTGGTAAGGTACTTGGGCGAAAGGGTATGGGAGAAGCTGAGGTAAGTGAGGACGTTTCTGTGCCTGACTACGACCCAGCACAGGCTGAAGCATTTCGTCAGTGGGTGACACACAAGCACCCCGATAAGAAGTACGAGACGGAAGAAGGCTTGGCGTGGGTACCTCTTCCTGGGGGCGAAGAGAACGCAGAAGACCCGATACTTCAAGCTGCGTGGGCTGACTATGGACAAGAGTTCAAGCGGCATGTTGCTGAAAAAGCTCGTCTTGCCATGCTCGCGAGTCTCGAGGAGCCGTCAACAGTCTCGCCAGATGCTTCGGAAGCACCCCCGCCAGTACCTACGCCAGCGGAGACTCCCTCAGTGACTCAGAGGGAACGACCACTAACTAGGGAGCAGAAGCGTACAGCGAAGGCGGGGGAGGGAGAGCTGCTCAGCGAAGAGGCTCAAGTCACGCCAGGGGAGCCTCTCGTTCCCACACGCTTTGCCAAATTCATGGATCGCCTTGACGGTCTCCCTCGTCCCAAGAAGAAAAAGAAGGAAGGGGAGACGGTAGAGGAAGAGACCGAGCAAGTCGTGGCGGGGAGGCAGTAATGGGAACGGACCAGTATAAAGTGGCTCCTGCAGAATTCGTTGAGCCTTCTACGCTCGGAAAAAGCACAGCGGGACTGTCGGTGGAGTCAGCCGCTACACCGGCCACCACCACACCAGCCGCAGGCACACCAGCCACCGGCACACCAGGCACCAAGACTCGAAAGGTCGAGCCGGAGGCTGTGGCTGCTGCGGCAGAGCCCGAGCTTACGATGGAGCCTACGCCGAAAGCTCTGGAGAAAGCTGCGAAAAAGCACAAAGATTACGAGGAAGGCCTTGTTCGTCTGGGGAAAATCAGAGAAGGCGTTAAGGCAGATCCGCTGTCTTCTTCGGTCCCAGAACTCGGGCGCAAGAAAGTCGAAGAAGAATACGGTAAAATCGTCAAGAAGTATGGTGACGAGGGGCCTCTAGGGATTGCCTTTCCTCCGCTTGGAGAGCCGCCTGAATCTATCGTCAAGGCTGGTGAGCCGCCAGAGGTGGTGGCGGGTAGCGCTGCAACACGTCTTTTCGCAGGCTACGGCGATTACGCAGCTCCCGCAAAAATGGAGGAAGCCGATGACACTTGGCTCGATGCTGACTGGGCGTATCAAGATTTTGGGAAGCTGGGAGAGACGTTTGACTGGGTGTCCGTTCCGCTTGCAACGAAATATCAAATCGCCGTGAATGATCGCGCTGAGTCTTTGATCACGGTGCTTGATCGGATGAGCCGCGCTTCTGGATATGCGACAAATCCTCGATATGCCTCAACAGATCAGATTGAAGAGTTCAAGCAGCGCAGGGCTGCTCTTGAAAGAGAGTTGGGTAGGCTTCGTAGAAATTCTGAGTCTGCAGAGCAGTTTCTCGAGCACATGAGGAAAAACGCAGAGAGAGCAGGTTTGACCAAGCAGTATGAGAGCGTGCGTAAGTCGCTGGCACAACCCGAAATCGCGTCGACAGCAACACCTACGGGAGCGCTTGAGGAGGCACCAAAGGCGGAGCAGGTACCTCCCGCGAAGTCGGCGGCACAGATTTGGACCGCGGTAGAAGGAAAGGGCGCAGACAGTGTGCCGTTGTTGCGCGCGCTTTCCGGGGACCCGGAAAGACTACGCGATATTGCTCGTGTTTACGAGACTGCGTATGGAGAGTCTCTGGTTGATCGCATTCAAGCAGAGCATGCCGAAGCTACGTACCTCAAGTCGACAGGGGCTGAGCCTCGATACTGGGGAGAAGATCCTGTTCCCGTTGAGGCTTTGGGCAAGATCCTTGCCCTGTTGAGTGACGCAGGGGTTTCGTAGTGGCTGAGCCGACGACGGAGACGCCAATCCGCGACATCCCCCCTGTCTCTGAGGAGGTCCTGGGGAAGATCGAGGAGTCGATGGAGCCCGAGATCGACCTCGATGTTGATCAGCTCATCAATACGACGCTGAGAGCGCGGCAAGCGGCGGTTACGAGCCCTGAGTCGGCTCGGCGGCAAGAAGACGCCCTCTCGGAGGGAAAGGAAATCAGCTACCCGAAGAGCATCGGCGCTGTGATCCCGTGGCACGCGAAGAGCCTCGGCCTATCGGAGGATGATCTCTGGCGGGCGGCGCGAAAGCAGGGTGTGCCCCTCGATGACCTGGTGGACCTCGTCGGTCGGAAGAACAAGACCCCCGAAGAGGCCAGGAAGATCGTAGCTGCTCGAGGCGTCACTGCGGTGATGCCCGAGGACATCCGGCACGTCAAGGAGAAGGGCAAGGTCATCCGTGAGGCAGCTGCCCAGAGAACGGCCATCAGAGAGGGAATCGACCTCAATACGGCTCGCCGCAGGTTCATGCCCAGCGCAGACGAGTATGTCATCAGCGAAGCCACAGGCGGTCTCATGGGGACCGAGGCCAAGGGTGCCGAGGACATCGCCCAAGCAGGCGAGTTCGGTCACACGATGGCGCTCATCGAAGAGTCGAAGAAGGCGAAGTCCACAGACAAGGACATGCAGGATCTCATCGAGCTGAGAGAGACGCTCAGTGGAGACCTGCTCGGCTGGTCGAAGTACAAAGACCTCTACGTGAATCAGCGCATGCGCAACCTGGGCCTCTCCGAGCACGGCACCGAGTGGGAGAAGGAGAAGTCCAGATTCGAGAAGGCTGCGCTCAAGGACCTGGCGATGATGAAGACAGCGGGGCTCTGGACAGCTCCCATCTTCGTGCCGATTGGCTTCGACGAACAGGGCAGACTCAATCTACCCTCGGCAGAGAACAAGTCGTGGAGTCAGGCGTTCATGCCCATCGTCGAGATCGTCGGCGTCAACAACGAAGGACAGGTCGTCCTGCGCCAGGAGAGTGGCCTGAAGTGGTTCTTCGAGCTGATGGACACCCCGGAGAAGTTGATTGCGGGGGCTGTCACGAAGAAGGAAACCGAGAGCCTTCTCGACGCGATGAAGCGTGCCGTTGCCGAGCGTAGGAACCTGTTCACGACCCTCGGGGAGTCCGAGGCAGCCAAGGTAGGGGGCAAGTGGACGTCGATACCGATGGGCTTGGTCGGGTTCGGCGCGTCTGTGTTGACACCAGATCTACTGCTGGGTGCTGTGGCTGTGTCAAAGCTCGGCAGCCGTATCCTCAAGTTCAAGGGCTCAGCGAAAGACGCGGCAGAGGCGGCGAGTGAGCTCGGAAAAGTCATCAAGAGCCTCTCTGATGGAGACCCGGAAGCGCTCAAGACAGCGGCAATGCTCGAGGCCAATCTCTTCAAGGACCCGAAGTATGGCGACACAGTCATGCGAGACGTCGATGCGATTGGGTCGGTGCTCGCGAGTACGGCGAACAATGACGACATCTTGTCAGTGGGAGCCAGGGCACTGAACGATCTGCTGCCTTCACGCCTTCAAGGTGAGTGGCTCCACGCACACCCAGCATCTCTTCGAGTGATCAAGACAACCGAAGAAGGCGATGTGCTTACGCGCAGAGATCGGATCTTCGGATTTCACACCAAACGCGAAAAGTTGGAGTCCGCCAAGCAAGCGCTCAATAACCCGGCAACGCGCGCACAGCTACTCGATACAGCTTTTTTGAAGTCGCTCAAGGAAGCCGACTATGCAAAGGGGCTCGGTGAGGCCACTGCGGCGAAGCTCAAGGCGATTCTCGTCGGTGGCCCGAAGCCCGGTCTGATGGCGGACTTTCTCACGGACGCCGAGAAGGCAAAGAAGGCGATTGTCGAGCGGCTCAAGCTGAAGGACGCAAAAGAGGTGGTGGCTCTTGAGAAGCGACTCGATGATCTTGCTGCCAAGGCAGGCGCCTTCGCCGTAGACGAGGACAACTACGTTGCGGTCGGCAAGCTGTTGTCCAGGGTGGAGGACGCGCTCGACCTGAACATCGAGATTCGGGCAGGCGCGCACCTCATGGCGCGGAAGCTGCTCATGGACAAGTTCAATCTCGAGTACACCGAGATTGCGTCGAACATCTACAAGAAGTTCCAGCACTACTTCGAGGTCTCTCCCGAAGGCCACCAGTTCTCGCGGATTCTACAGAAGAACTTCAAGGTCAGCCCTGAGAGAGCCGACCAGTTTGCGCGCATACTCGACGCGAGAGCCGGGATGTGGCAGCGGAAGAACGGGCTGCCCAAGTCGGACTGGTGGAACACCCGGTTCCGTTTCAAAGAGGCAGAAGCGACCAAGAAGCCAGGTGCGCCTGAACCACCTCCCGCAACACCGCCTGTTGCTCCCGTATCACCTACCGCTCCCATAGTGCCCCCACAACTCTCTGGAGCGCCCCCACGACAGGCTCTCCCTGTGGTTGCTGCGAGAGAGTTGCCGACAGGACCAGATGGTCAGGCGCTCAAGTTTGGGTCGCCCCGTGCTCGCATGGATGGACTGGAGCCGACTGTCCTGTGGGACCACATCGGTGGAATGAAGAAGGCCGAAGACGTAGTCGAGTGGCTCACCAAGTACGGTGAGCTCGATGTCACGCGAGAACTCTGCAAGCGGATCAAGGGCCTCATCTCGAAGGACATCAACTTCAAGATCACGTCGAGCCAGAGGGAGAGAGAGCTTCTGAAGCTTGACAAGCTCGGCTCTTATGACGCGAACGGCATAAAGATTTCAGGCGCAGGCTGGACCGATACGGGGCTCACAGAGCAGACTCTTGTACACGAGTTAATCCACGCTGCCACGTCCGCTGCGTTGCAGGCTGGTAAAAGAGAGTTCAAGGAAGGCGGTAACTGGGCTAGACGAGCACGCGCCGTAGCCTATAATGACCTGGATCGTCTCGCCGCCGAGGTCGTAGAGTACGCAAAGAACCAGCTCAAGAAGCCGGATCTCCCGTCGAGCCAAAAAGCTCTCTTCGAGCACATAGCAGACAAGTCTGTCCTGGGCGGGCCTCGTCGCGCCGAAGAGATCATCGCCTACACGTTGACGGATCCAGAGTTTGCAGAGGCTCTGCGGGTCATTCCGGTCGAGGCGCGTGGTGTAAAGCATGCGCTCACTCGGTTCGTCGAAATCATCGGAGACCTGCTGGGCTTGACCAAGGCAGACGAGCAAAATGCCCTGGCCTGGGTCATCGAGTACTCGGAGCGCACATTCAAGGCAGCCAAGACGCGCTTCCCCAAAGAGCTTGGAGAACAACCACTACCAGTCAGGCCCCCAGAGCCGACACTGCCTCCGGTACAGCCAACGCTTGAGCCCGCACCACCAGTGCGGCCAACGCCCCCGGTGCGGCCTATAGACGAGCCGACTCCAGTTGCTGTGACTGAGGCACCGGTAGCGCCTGTAGTCAAGCCGCTTCCAGAGGCTGCTGCAGTTGAGCAAGGCCCGGTGCTCTACGCCTGGACTGATGGCGAGACGACCGTTCATAACTTGACCCGCAGCGAAATGGCTGAAAAGGTTCGGGCGAATACTTCCGGCTTCAACTCGGTGTGGAGTCCGGGCTTCGATAATTGGAAGCCTGCTGAGAAAATACTTGATCAAACAAAAGATGAAGTAAGTGTTCTTGTCAAAGCTGAGCCCGAGCCGACTGCTCCTCCAGTCAAGTCGACACAAGAGCCCGTGCTCAACAAAGAGGGCGTTGCTGTTGACTGGACTTTTGACGGCCAGCTACCGGGGGTTGATCGCGATGCCGGATTGAAGTTGGGCGAGAGAGACCTGACTACAGATCCGTTTGAGTGGAAGGGAGTCAAAGGAGAGACAGACGCAAACCACTTTAGAACCGAGGCGTATCTCCCAGACGACTGGAACTATCCGGGCTCGGACAACTTCAAGGTTGTAGATGATGCTCTGAATAATATCGGTGACTCTAGCGCATGGATAGAGAGGCTCAGAGAGAAGGTGTTGACCTTCCCTGACGACGTATCCTTCAGACTTGTATGGAGGGGAATAGACAAGATTGTCGAGAAAGCGGAAGGGTCTGTTCTTGAAGAAGTAAAGGCTCTTGAAAGGCTGATGCATGGACGCAGTCGTTATGTCATACAGCGAATAGAAGCAGGCCAAGGTCCTCCCCCACTTCTCACACAGCCAGGCGCACGGCGCCGTTACATATACGAGCCGCCTCTGCTCTCGATCCCGCGCAAGGTCGATGAAGACATACCGACCTACTACTCCGAGCTGGAGGAGGTCATTGAGGGACTCAATGATGTGTACAAGGCTCAGCCTGCGACAAGGACGAGAGCCGTCAGCGAAGCCACTCCGATTCTTTACACAAAGAAGTCGAAGGCTGTCCAGCGCGGAGAAGCCAAGGTGGGTGACCCAGTCATCGATCCAACGACGGGTAAGCCTCGACTTCATCACACCTATGAAAGCGTAGAGGTACCTCCCCGGTCGATCAAGGAAGTCATACTCGAAGCTGTGAGGAAAAGTGCCACGCAAGAAGAGATCGAGTGGACCAATATCGAGCAGTTCATCGACGATGCCGTGGCACAGGGCAAGACGTCGATCACCAAGAAAGAGATACTCGACCACCTGAAGAACAACCGCGTCGTCGTAGACGAGGTGTTGGCAGGTGTCATGCCTCCGCGTGTGAGGGCTGTGCAGAGGGCTGTTGATGAGGCGTACGCTCCTGTTGAGCCAATGGTTCGCGACTTTATAGACACCATGACGAGTAAGGGGTTCCTGGTCGAGAACACCTTGGCTCACATGGTGAAGGATAATCCAGATAAGATTTTTGGTGCTTTCGAGTCCTCCGTTGCTGGATTAATCCGTTCCGCTAAGATGGCTGCGATTAGAGCAGGATCCAAGGATTTGAGCACTAATGCTAAAAAGGTCCTGACTCTGTTTGAATCTGGCAAGGCTGATTTGTTTCGCAATCCTATGGGGTACAACCGTAAACAACGGATGGCAGATATTAATGAGGCTTACCGCATCGTAGACTCGACAATCGCAGACGCCGCCACTACTGGAGTCAAGCTGTCTGAAGCTGACCAGCGTTTTTACACGTCTCTGAAAGAGGGGAGAGTAGAAGTAGACCGCCTGAAGCGTGCGGCATATCATGCCGAAGAGTTGAAGCGCTCAGACGCTTTCATGGATTTCGAGTCCGTCAAGGGTAACCTCGATTTACTGGTAAAGGAGCAGAAAATCCCACGCACCAAGTGGGGCACCTACACCCTTGGTGGGTACGGTGACGAGGCGGGATCGAACTACCGCGAAGTGTTGATCACTCGTCCGATGAAGTCGCAGAAGATCCTCGACGATCCCGATGTTCAGCGCCTTTGGTATGGATGGAACGCTTCAGACACACGGCGTAGCGTACCTGACTATGATGAGGTCTGGGATCGTGTTTGGGACCGCTACGACGCGCATGGCACATCGGTTGGCGACTGGTTCAAAAGCCTTCGCAAAGACGAGTTCGGCAGCGCGCAAGGCTCTCACTGGGACACCCCCAACGTCTTGGTTCATATCCGCGCGACTGACCGAGTAGACGAGGCAGGCCGGAAGATCCTCTTCGTCGAAGAGATCCAGTCCGACTGGCACCAGAAGGGCCGGCAGGCTGGATACTCCGCCGAGGAGAACGAGCGGTTGGTGGAGAAACACCAAGATGAGCTGCGTCGAGTTAAGGATGAGTGGGATGCTTGGGACACAAATGAGGGGCCACGGGCTCCACATAGGCGTTGGGGTGGCGAGGAGATGTCCGAGCTCCATGCTGCGGAGCCTGATGTAGGTGCTGTGCAGGATCGATTACGTGCAGCGCAACAAGGCCCGATGCCCGACGCACCCTTCAAGGACACCAAGGCCTGGACGGCTCTCGCGGTCAAGAACATCCTGCGCAAGGCAGCGGACGAAGGCTACGACGGTGTGGCGTTCACGAGAGGCGACCTCGCTAGTGGCTACGTCAGCATGCCCGAGAAATCCGCCAGAGAGTTCTACGACACGATCCTGCCCAGCGTGGTGAAGAATCGTACGAAGGTGCCTCTCGAGACAGTGACCATCGAGGGTTACCAAGTACCCTTCGTAGACCTGACGCCGAAGGTCAGGGCCAAGGTCGAGAGGCCCGCTCCGCTCTTTGCTACGCCACGGGACGAAGTCGTCGAGGACATCATCCAATTTGAAAGCGACGGTAGGGTGATTCTCGAAGCCTTTGAGGGAGCCACGTTCAGAGACGCGGTCCGTGGCATCTCGCGGGTGCTCGTCCGAGACCTGGAGGAGAACGATATCGACACCTTGCTGGGCTGGCTGAAGACGACCGACCCAGAGATGGCGAGCCTGGTTCGCAAGGGCACACGCATCGTCGGAGACACCGATGACATCACCAAGCGAGCGGAAGAGATCCTCGCCGATGCATTCGAGGATTATCTCCGGTCGGGTACTGCTCCTACAGCGAACATCACCAAGGCGTTCACCGCGCTCAAGAACTACGTCGTCGGAGTCTACGCGAAGCTGTCGGGCGACTCTGGTGTCCGCATCAACGACGATGTCCGGAGCGTGTTCAATCGTCTACTGCAGGAGCCCGCGACCGAGGAGCAGGCGTTCTCTCGATTGCTGCGCAACACCAGGGAAGAGAAGCTACGTGAGGCAGGCGACACCGTTGATGTACTTCGTGAGATTCAGAAGGAGATCAACCGTCTCGGTGGTGCGCCCCGCAGTGTCAATGAGCTGGCAAAGGAACTCGAGACCACAGGAAAGCTCGTCATCGACAAGCCCATCATGTTCAACCGAATCGGGGAGGAAACGGGTATCGGCATAGCAAAAGATGGTGTCGTCACCCTGACGAAGAAGGACGTCAGTAAGCTTCAACAGCAGATTTACGAGGAGCTCGTGCAGGCGAGAAACCCTGCCAGCCTCGCTCCAGCCCCCTGGACTCGTCGAGGACACGTCACCGAGGAGTCTGCTGCTGAGATCGTACGCTCATTCTTTCAAGATGACATCGGGCAGGGCACGACACTCACCAAGTTGGTGACCTATTACATCTTCGGCGGAGACGCTTATGCGAACCTCCGTGTGTTCCCTCCCCCGGTTCGACGCAGCATCGAAGGCGCTACTCGCCCTGTCCAGCAAGCCATTGGTGACCTGGTCACTCTGGCGAAAGACGGCGACTACGATAACTTCATCAAGTATTTGACGGGTAAGTCTGTCTCGTTCAAGTCTGGTCGCCCTGTCACTTCATCAAGCATCAACTACTGGGGCGACTCACAGGACTTGGTCAAGCAGCTCTTCAAAACCCTTGACTCTAAACTGCAGGCGCGTATCTCGAAAGGGCTCCTCTACCGCATAACTCGAGAGCCTGGCTTGGTCCTCGCTCCGACTGACAAGCTTGATGAGATTGCTTCTAAATTAGTAGTAAGGTTCGGCGAAGACGTTCCTGTAGAAGCCGTAGACGACATGGGGGAAATTCTTAATGCGTTCCGCCAGAGTGATTTCGGAAAATCCATACTGCTTGCGCTACACAGTGGAGGTCGCCAGGACAACGTAAAGGCTTTGTCGATTATCGAGTCGTTGTTGTTTCATGCGGGAATTACAGCGCGCCAGGGGAAGTCCGCGAGCAAAGTTGACTATGACGACGTGCTCGGGCTCTTGAGGGAATGGGAAAATCCCATGGAGAGGTTCGACAGAGTGCTTCCCGCAGCTTTGAAGACAGAAGGGAAACCTACTGCGGTACACGGTCTCATGATGCTCGGCGGCTACGGGGCAGCCAAGAAGTCCATGGATGACATGGTGCGTGTGGGCGTTGTTGTACGAAAAGAGGTCGGTGAAGCTTTCACTGCGTGGCAAAACGGTATGGAGGTGTCTGAGAAAATAATGCCCGAGGTCATGGAGTACGCTCGGCGTATCGGGCTCAACCCAGTGCTCATGGAGGCCACGGATCTCCTCGGCAAGAAGTCGTACCTGGCGCCCAAGGAGCTACTCAATCGAGTCAACATGGCGCTCAAGCGACTCGAGGTCGGTGCACGGGGGAGAGGAGAGTTGAAGGATATGCAAGATGCCGGGAATTTCTTCTACCGGTTCTTGAAGATCAGGATGACTCGAGGTGCCTACGTCCCCAGGACTCGGTACTTCATCATGAACACCTTTGACCACTTCACGCAGATGGGAATGACTGTAGGCTTCAGGCCTGCCTTCGCCAGCGTGAGTCGTATCGCTGCACAGAATCTACTGGCTCTTCCCCCTATTACTGGAGGCGTACACATACTTCAGAAGACAGGTGTGCTGTCTCCTGACCAGTTCGAGAAGATCAGGCGCGGTCTGCAGAAGTACTCTGACAAGCTCAGCCAGACCATCAGCGGCACCAAGTGGCGGATAGACGTCAACTCTGTGCTCAAGGGAGACGACGAAGTCATTACACTCGCGCACGGGGGCACCACCAAGTACTACAACGCAGCAGAGCTTCGACGCATCGCTGTGGAAGAAGGCATCTTCGCCAGCTTCGACACCCGCGCACTCGAGAGAGTTCTCAGGCAGGATATCGATAGCTTCTTCGATGCAGCTAAGAGAACGGACTCCAAGTTCGTTCAGTTCAATGACGACCTACTCGACATGACTGCGGACATCGCCGAGGCCTGGGCAGAGCGCGAGCGACTCGGCGCCATGATCACCCTGGTCGAGGCAGGCTACGACCCTCGCACGGCAGCACGTCTCACCATTGATGCACTCTACGACTACGCAGGATCCATGTCTGGGTTCGACCGCAGCTGGTGGATCAACATGGTGCTTCCATTCTGGGCCTTCCAGAAGAACGCGAACAAGCACGTGTTCGACATGATGTTCAGCCCATGGGGAGCTTATCGTATGGGCGTCATTCGACGTGCCCAGGAGAGAGGCTCGGACGCACTGTCGTACATCCTCTACGAGGGCATCGTCGACCCATACGGTGTAGACGTCGCGAACCTCGATCCAGAGACGCAGTCTCGGTACTACCTGCTTCGGGCTCAGCTCGAGGACTACTTCGGCGGCCCCGAGAATGTCGACGACGAAGTACGCAAGGCGATGCACATAATCTTCCGAGGTCGTGACCAGATCTTGGAAGACGGCAAGTACTACGAGTTGAGCTCTGTCCTTCAACTGGCTCGACGAGAGGAACTCAAGGGAATGAGCTTCCCCGCGCACACGATTCGTCGTCCGTCGAAGTCAGACCTCAGTACTTGGATGCGAGATCGAAACGTGATCCTCATTCCCCCGGCTGCGAGTGAGACTGTCCGCAAGTTCCAGGCACTCCTCGACCCAGACGAAGTAGCCTTCGTGGTAGCTCTTCCCGAGTCCACGATTGCTGCAGGGATGCGTCACATGGTCTATGGAATCGCGGGGATCATGCAACTGGGTATCGGGTTCGTAGGAGCGCAGGCACTCACACCCGCAGACGAAGCCAAGAGCGCAGTAGAGTACACGTATGGGCCTGCGTTTGAAAACATCATGCTCAACACGTTCCCGGTCAATCGAGCCCCTCTGCTTGCACCTCTCTTGTCCATGGCAGGCATGGACCCCGACATTCCTCCCATGCGCGTATCTCCCATCATTGGTGAGATGCTGATCTCCACCGGCCAGGTCGCCATAAAGAAAATCCCTGCCGAGATGGACCCCTTCGCCAACATCGAAGACCTGATGAAGAGGAATCCCGCGCTGACTCGAGAACAGGCCAAGCGTCTCGTGACGACGAGGGAGGCTCGCTACTACGTGGCGCCTGGAGTCGCTTCTCTGATGCTCGATGTAGCGCCTGCGTTGATCGGCCAAGCGCACCCACGACTACAGATTCTGGCTGCTGCGAGTGAGATCAACAAGCTGTATCTACAGATGCACGCAACCAAGTTCGAGCAATCGACCGAGGATACAGCCTCCCAGGTAGCAGAGATTCTGCGGCGCACTGGAATGCTCCAGGTGTACGAGACCAGACCCGGTAAGCTTGCTGGTCGTGAAATACCTCGCAGAAAAAAGAGTTCAATCAGCCCCCCTTGATTGGCCTGTGTCAACACAGCGCCTTAACTGATAAGATAAGCAAGCAGCAGGAGACGATTTCATGTCGAACACTTTCGGAGGCTACAGGCGCGCTGGGTTCAGCTACAACAACAGCACGGCCCTCAGCACGACGTACGCGAAGATCGCGCTCACAGCAGATAGCACGAACGCGCCACGCAGCGCGAACGTACCTCCCTACTGCCGCATTGAGGACATCACCTTCGAGCTCTCGAGCCTCAGTGGACCGCCCGCCACGATCACCTTCTACCTGGCGCGCGATGCGGCTGGTGACTACCCGCTGACCCCAGAGGGCACATCGACCATCATCGTGGGCGCGACGACTGCCTCTCTGGGAGGCACCGCTGTGGTGATCGGTCGCGACTACATGTCCACGGGCGCAGCTCCAGACGTCGCAGACACGCTCTACGCCATCGTCAAGGTATCCAGCGGCACCACCACCGCCAAGATCTACCTGAACTGGAAGGCATAGGCTCATGTCGGTCATGCACTCAGTCTTCGCGGGGGTCGACACGACGGTCTTCACGGATGCGTCTCAGGACTTCTCACGGATTCGGTGGATCGACTACCCCCTGGCTGTAAGCGGCTTCAATATCTCGTCACACGTAGATCATATCGGGCACTTTACATACACCAACCCGGATGCAGATACACTGAGAATCACACTTTCAGACGATAACCATGGGCACACCCATGGCACAGGAATAATCGCAGACGCCTTGCACATGGTCATCCCGACACCTATTGGCTCTTTTGCTCCTCCCGGTGTAGCGTCGTACAGTAGCTATAGGACACTGGTAGGCTTCGCTGTTGAGTGGGATTGGGCTCATGCGGACTGCCAAACCATGCAAATCTCATGCGGTTTGATCAGAGACAGTGGAGCATCAGTCATCACAGATGTCGATCTTCATCGGTTCTACAGAAAGTCCACGATTCAAACCACTACAGCCCAAACAAAAGTCGAAGATATAGGTGTAGATGGGCCGTCTGCTAAGTCAACGAATGTAGCTACCTCGGTAGCAGTATCTGACGATACTATCGGCACGAAGATTATAGTGGGTGCTGGTGGTCGAACATGGTTCCCAATGAGCTATGACTGGAAGGATGCCAGCTACAACAAGCAAGAGTCCAACTTCGGAGACCTGACCGCTAATCGTGGGTCAGGATCATTCAACGCAGGCGAGGCCTGGGATGCTGGCACTGATAGTATAGATGCGGAAAACTACCATTTCTTCCTGGGCTTTGGTGGTAATGGGAATACTGCTGGTACGGACAACAAAATAGACGTGAAGCGGATCATGTACTTTGTCCACTCAGTCGGGAACTGGTACAAGTGAGCACCCAAGCCATCATCCAGTGTGCCTCCGAGTCAGCTGCCGCAGCTGCTGCATCTGAAGCATTTGCTGGTGAAATCCTGGGCGTGACCTATACAGGAACTGCTGGAAGTGATGGTGACTTTCTTTGTCTGGAAAGCAGTGATGCAGAGGTCACTGCAGTAGAAGCAGCTCTGCCAGAAGGTATGGTCCTCTTGTCGATGGGATCAGGATCACATGCCATCCTCCACTGGGCCAGCCGAGAGGGACGCTTCGCCAAAGCGCTGCTGGGCTGATGGGTCGATTTACGCCGACATGTTATTCTGACTTCGAGAGGTAGACCATGGCCCTGACGAACACTCCACTCGACCCTCGGTTCACCGATGTCGTCGTGAAGGACACCCTAGTCAACAACACCGCAGCTGCGAGCGTCACTGGGAGCACGCTGACATTTCACACCATCCAGGTGACCAATGCCGCGAGTCAGGTCAACTACGTCAAGTTCTACGATGCAATCACGGCAACCGCAACGACGCTTCCCAACATGATCTTCATGGTCGTCAACGGAACTACGCGCACAGTCAGCATCTGTGATGGATATTCGTTCGGTACCGCTGTGACCATGCGCTGTGTTCAAGAGGCCGGGCTGGGAGGCACCACCAGCCCCTCCGGCGGTAACGTACAAGTCATTCTCACTATGAGCTGAGGTAGCAGCATGGCACACGCCAAGATCACATCCGGAAGTAATCTCAGTACCTTCGTCATCGACTCTGCGTCAGTGACGGCGACTCCTGAGAACAACGTCCTGGGAACAAGCGGAACGCTGTTCGGCGTCTACATCGACAACACTGCCAACAGCGCCATCACGTACCTCAGATTGTGGGATGTCGCCTCGCCCACTGTGGGAACTACAGAGCCGAATGAGATCTACCCGTGCCCCGCGTCTGTCGCCCGCATGTACACGATTGCTGAAGGGACTGCGTACGGAACTGCCGTCAGCTTTGCCTGCGTGAGAGAAGCAGGAAAGATCGGAGCCACGAGCCCGGTCTCCGCCGTCAAGGTCCGTCTACTCGTTTCATAGGAGACACTCATGCCTGAGCGCCTGAAGAGTCGAAAGTTCTGGTTCGCTTTTATCGGAGCCGTCTTGCCCATCGTGGCACAGTACCTCACCAACGAGGTCGCCCTCGTTGATGCGCTGCAGCTCAGCGCTGCCATCGTCGTCAGCTACATCTGGGGCCAGGGCTACGTGGACGGGAAGGCTCTCGAGGGAGCTCCTACCGTGGTCGAAGCCGAAGCCTCTGAATGACTGACATGCTATGGGGCGCCATCATTGGCGCAGCGATGGTGGTCGCGACGTTCATCGCAGCCTGGATCAAGAGGCCGAGCCCAGAGATCGTGTTCTCTCCGCTCGAAGATGCTGAAGAAACGCACGCGGTCCGCGTCGTAGAGATAGAGAAGAACCTCGACAACAAGATGGAGATCATCGATGTGGCTGCTACGAGCGACTCGCCGGCTGATGCGTTAGCTGCGTTGGGCAACAAGAGGAAGAGATGAATGCGCTTGCGATCCTCCTATTCCAGACAGCCCTCGCCGAACCACCAGAGCGGCCCAAGTCGCCAGAGCCACTCGAGGGGGAGTGCCCGGGAGCGGTGGGCTTTACGCACGGCAACGCTGTACCTGGCGGGATTGTCGGTAGTGATGGCCTCGTGCTCTGCAGCGGTGTCCTCTCTCCGCTCAGTGACTACCAAGACCTACTCCAGACTGAAGTATGGGCCGAAGCCCTCGACGCCCGTTATCGTCTGGACACGGCATCTCTCGTACTCGAGAGAGACTGGTACCAACAGCAGCTGGAACTGATCCAGCAACCGCTACCCCTGCTGGAACGACCGGCTGTTATACTGACCATGGGCATCACCTCGGGGGTTGCAGTGGTTCTCCTATCGGCCTATGCGTTCGACACAGTCGCCGATGGGGGTACGCCATGATTGAGACAGTCCACAAAGTCATGACCGCAGTTCTCACAGCCGCCGTGCTGGGGGGCGCGTCATTCGTGATCGACACACGCACCGAGATCGCGCTACTGCAGGCAGAGATCAAGCAGGTCAAGTCGATGAGCGAGCAGATCCTCACGATCATCGAGGCAGCCCACCCACGTCAATAGGAGGCCTCCATGACCCTGATTCTTCTCAGCACTCTCGTCATGGCTGCGCCCATAGACGCTGCTCAGCTCCCTACGTCTGTTCAAGAGGCCCAGGAGTGCAAGGACACCCTGCAGCAGATTCTCGATGCGCTCGAGTCCATCGAAGCTGTCGCCGTGGCGGAGCCTGAGAAGCCTGCTGATACCGCAGAGCCTACGCCAGAGAAGTCGACCGCAAGTCCTTCTCTTCTACCAACGAGTAGGTGAAGCGTTCGACCCCACTACTCTCGCAGATGTGCATCGCCTCGCCCCAATCTGTCAGCCGGGCAAAAACCTGGCAGCCGGCGCTCCACTTATCCACTTGCGTGCTGTTGGTGCCTGCGTGGTGGATGTTGATCCCGAACCAGCCTGTGTGCTCTTCGCCGCCGTAGTCGAGTGTGTTGTCCTTGTTGTTGTCTCTCCAGACAGTAACTGTGCCGCCACGCTGACACAGCGTCCGATAGCGTCCCTGGTGCAAGGCCCACTGGTACACAGGGTACTGGCCCGGGACGAGAATGGCCGTCCCGTCGACATTGCTCGGGTTCTTGAGCCAGTAGGTGCCGGGGTCCGTGGTGATGCGGTAGGTCTTGTGGTTCCAGGCATCACCTGACTTCCAGACCAGGTGCATCTCGTCGTCGAAGGCGTTGGCTTCTTCGCTCTCGAAGCGCACACCGATCAAGTTCACCTGCCCGTCGTCGAAGACCGTGTAGCCTTTCTCCTTGAGCACTTCGATGATTGCAGGGCTGCGTAGAGACACGAGCTTCAACGGAGTCGTGGGCGTCTCTCTGAGGTAGGTCTGGGTCATGGGCCCAGCGATGCCGTCTACAGACAGCTTTCTTGCACACTGGAACCGCTTCACAGCGTTCTCTGTGTTCTTCCCGAACACGCCGTCGACACCGATAGGGCCGAATCCATGCAGGTTCAACTGCTTCTGCAGCCAAAGAACCATGTCTCCAATATCACCTTTGCGCAGCATGATTACCCACTAACTCCTTCTATTGAGCGATGCGCCCGAGGCGCTCCATACGTTCACTGATGCGAGCACGCTCTCCGGTGTCCACCAACTGAACCAACCAGTCTGCGTACTTCTGTGGCTCCGTGGCCTTCCCCGAGGGGGCTGCCGCGAAGGCCTCAGCCAGGCCCTTGACGTGACGCAGGGTAGGCTTGCGCGCACCAGATTCGACTCGACTGACCTCGGGCTGAGTCAGTCCCGCTCTCCTTGCCAGCTCGGCAACGCTCCAGCTACGAGACTCTCGACTCATACGGATGAGCCTGGAGAACGCGGTTACGTGCTTGTTAGTCATTTTGACCTCCCAGTAGAGCCTATCGTAGAGAAACCACGTCGTCAAGATTCTTACTTGACAGGCTGGCAGCATCGCTATAGTTTCAGAGGGACCGCAAGGGGGTTCGATGATCTGGCGACAGCCACACTATGTCTACCGCGTTCCCGCGAGCGCCGTCAGCATCGACTTGGATACCGTAGAGCACACTGTCCCGGGTGCCCTGGTCTACGCCTACTGGAACCAACGACGCTATCGACTGCGCCAGATGTCTCCCGACGAGAGAGTCGCTGTCTCCGAGTACGAAATCCTGGCACCCCTGCACGGAGCGTGGCTCGTCGAGTCGACGCTCGCTCACCACCAGCTGCCCTACACTGCCATCGGCAAGGACGTAGAGGGTATCTCGTTCTGGAGTAACGTCGCAGAGGACCGAGCTGCGCTCGAGCAAGATGGACGCAACCGTGTCAACGACCTGATCTCCCGGGGAATCATCCGACCCCATGTCGCGGACATTCTCACGCCCTACCAGGCGATGTCCGTGAGCTGGGCGGTGAGTCGTCCCTGGGTGTTCAACGTGTGGCCGTGCGGATCGGGCAAGACTCTTGGCGCCATCGTCGCCTCTTTCACGCGCACTGGCCCGACCCTCGTGCTCAGTCCAGCTAAGGCACGGCATGTCTGGTGGTCCCAGGTGCAGGAATATAGCACGATCACGCCGTTCCGTGTACGTCCGCAGGGAGAAAGAAAAGAAGATGACGAGACTCTCGACAGCTACCTGCGCCGCATGGGCTCGTTGGCCTTTGTCGTGGTGGGTGGAGAAGCTGTCGGTTTGTACATCGATGAGATCAAGCGAGTGGCGCCAACGGTTCTCATTCTCGATGAACTCCACACGCACGGGAGTCGCAAGCGGTGGCAGGCCATCCACAAGGAAGATGGCACCGTGGACTTCGAGAAGAAGCGGACGAGCAAGAACAACGTGACCCGTGCTGCCCATGTCATGGAGGTTGCGAACATGGACGGCATCAACCTGCGCGTCGGCCTGACAGCCACGCCCCTGGACGACGGCAGGCCGCGCAGACTGTGGAGTCAGCTGGACCTGCTCACCCCGGGTGGCTTCAGCCACAGCTTCAGCAAGTTCGCGTTCCGTCACTGTGATGCCGCGCCAGGACAGTATGGGGGCTTCGACGACCGGGGCAGCAGCAACCTCGACGAGCTCCGGTCACGGTGCAGCTTCTTCACGCACGAGGTTCCCTATAGCGAGAGTCACGCCGCGCTCCCTGATACCCGGGTGCAGGTCGTCTACTTGGACCGCTCAGAACTGAACGGGGCAGGTCGGTTCAGCGACGAGCAGACATTCAAGCAGGCGTTCAAGTCTCTGTCGAAGGAGACCAAGTTCAACTATGTCGCTCGAGAGCGTATGATCGAAGCGAGGCTCGCAGAAGCCTGCAGTCGAAAGCGGGGGTTCGTCATCGACGAGGTGAAGCAAGGCGTGCGTGGTGGTGGCAAGGTGGCAGTGTTCACAGCAAGGCGTAACGAGGCCGAGGTGTGGGCGCACAAGATCAAGAAGTCTCTCACCGAAGGCGACGAGAAGCTCGCGGACATCACGGTGTGGACAGCTCACGGAGGTGTCTCCGAGACCGAGCGAGATCGCATCACCGATGCGTACCGAGACCACTCTGGTCCTTGCGTGCTCGTGGCGACAGGGCAGAGCGTAGGCACAGGTGTTGATGGACTTCAGACCACAGACGTTGCCATCTTCGCGATGCTGCCGTGGAAGCCCGGTGATTTTACGCAGTGGAAGGGTCGGTTCGACCGACTCGGAGGAAACCCGACGCTGTTGAAGGTCATCGTTGCGACCGGCACTTACGACGAGCGGGTGGTAGGGATTCTCGTGGAGAAGTTCGGACCCATCGAGCAGTTCCTCCAGGCAGATGAGTTGGAGGGCCTGGACACCAAGCTGCTCGGCATTGCTGACAAGGACGCCATGGTCAACAGCATTGTCAGCAGACTGGAGGCACTGTGAAGCCTGCGAAGAAGCCGAGCTACGATATACGTCAATGTCCGTTGACTGTTGTTCGCGATCTTTGTGAGCGGTTTCATGGGTACAAGAGCGCAGGAAGTAACGCAACGTATTGTTTTGCCGTCTACGAAAATGACTGCGCAATAGCCGGCTATATCTGGTCGCCTCCGCCACCCGGTGCGGCACGCTCAGTGTGCCCTGAAGCGCCTCATGGTGTCTTGGCGTTGTCTCGTATGGTCGCTGTTCCCCGAGAAGAAAGACAGCTAAACCATATCAGTAAACCTTTGCGTCGTCAGATGCGGACCTTGATTGATCGTGGTCGTTGGCCCGTGTTGATCACCTACCACGATGAGGGTCAAGGTCACACAGGCCACGTCTATAAGTGTTCTGGCTGGAAGCCGACTACACGTAATCGTCGACCGGTGTACGAGACTGTCGAGGGTAAGCGCGCGTCTTCTTACAGTAACGGCAAACATGGTAAGCGCAAACTGAGCCGAGTCGGCTGGACCTATGTACAACGATGGGAGCATTGGTCATGTGCGCAAGGAACTGCGGCAGAGCACATCAAGCGCAGCGGTTGGGTGCGAGTACCCATACCCGGAAAGACATGGAAGTCGGGAAACCCTGCACACAGGTATGAGTTCAAGCCAAAACAACTAACGAGCGCACCGGTAGTTAGGAGATCTAGCATGACGGAAAAGCTAATCGACGCAGGGCGAAGCCTCCGTGGATGGAGTCGGGTCGGCAACTTCTTCAAGTGCCCGCAGCTGTACTCCTATGACCAGCACCTGCACATCGACCTGATACCTGCGAGCGCACTCACGCGAGGTTCGATGGGTCATGTCATGCAGGCGCACCAGCATGCCATCTGGGGTGCGCGGCAAGGGAGCGTGCTGGTCGACGGGGTGAAGCACACGGACTCACGAGACTTTCTCGAGCCCGCTGAAGCGATGTCTGTCTGGTGCGACCAGTACGGTGGAGACGAGCACTTCGACAGGATGCTCGACACGTTCGACAACTACATCATGCAGTACCCCGACCCGCCTGGACGCATCGTTGCTGTCGAGACTTCGGTGACTGCCGTGATCGGTACGCGTGAAGGGCAGTGGGGTCTATGGGTGGTTCATCCTGACGTAGGCGATCTCGACCAGCCGGTCACATCCGTTCCAGGCATCGACGGAGTCGTCATCGAGATCACGCCGCTCAACATGCCGGGCCATGACAGGCACGACTGCCCGATCTACCTGACTCGACGCATGGACCTGGTGGTCGAAGACCGCATGGGGCGCATCGCCATCTGGGACCACAAGCACCAAGCTAATGTTCAACCTAACCGAAGCGTAGATGCCTACGCCATCGACGGTGGATTCGCTGCATTCCGCATCATGGGCAGGCAGCTGTATGGTCGCAACTTCGGTGGGCTGCTGCTCAACCTGATTCAGACCCAACCCTCTTGGAAGGTCGCTCGTCGAAGCGTGCCACCTACACCGCATCGGGACAGTCACTTCTGCGACATGCTCTGGCGCGCCGAGCACAGTCTCGCACAACTCGAGGCGAGCAATCTCGACCCGTGGATGTGGCCCAAGGCGATGAATGAAACGGCCTGCTATGGGCGCTACGGCGCCTGCTCGGCCATCAAGCTCTGTTTCTTCGGAGAGAGAGGAAAAGTCTGTTGACCCGCTGGGTCGCATCGGATAGTGTCTCTATAGTTTGACTGGAGAACCAACATGGAAAGCCCCGTAATGATCTGTGTGTACGGGAAGCCGAAGAGGGGTAAGACCTCCGACGCTCTCGCTGCATTCCCGAATGCCCTGTTTATCGGCGTACCGAGTGCCATTAGCCTCGTTGCGCAGAATGAGCTCGGGTTCACACCCGCTCTTCACACGCATCCTCCGCAGACGCTTGACGCCCTGGTACAGGTGCTCAAGGAACTTCACGAGAGCGGAGCCGCCAAGAACTACGGTGCCATCGTCATTGACGACGCCAGCCACATCTGTCGACAGAGCATGCTCTTCTGGCAGGCGAATGCACCTCGAGGACGGTCGGGTAAGCCTGACCGCTTCTACCAGTACCAGCAGCTCAACGTGCACCTGCTCACGCTCAGCTCCATGAGCCGGCACCTGGGCTGTCACCTCCTCATGACCTTTCACGAGAGAGCACCGGGACACAACGCCGATGGTGCATTCTGCCCCGGCGGTCCCGACGTACCCAGCCGCAACCAGGTAGAGATGTTGCCGTCGTGGTGCGATATGAGCCTCCGCACGCTGATCGACCCGACGTACCCAGATCCGTGGTTCCAGGCGATCTATTCGTGCAACCC